TAAGATATACTGTTTTTCTACCTATTTATATGTGTATGCTATCACAATTCAATAATGTAATTTAAAGTAATGTAATAAATAAGCTATAAAATGATAGGGATACACCTACATATTATCTGTATCCCTATCATTTTACACTTCTTAATATTCTCTATTCACCTTGGATTCATTTATGTATGGATCTTGGATGTTCCAGTACGCTCTACATTCAGGTCCATTTACAAGCCACGTTTTACCTATCTTCTGTGTATTAAGTAAACGTTCCTGCTGGCATGCTTGCTTAATAGCACTTTCTGTTACAGTTCCATCGAGAATTTCTACTGCTTCTTTTATCTCTAACATTTCTGAGTTATAAAAGAATTTCTGCTTAATTAACTCCTGATCCAATTTATTTTCTTCATCTGAGAACTTTCTCTGTGGCTCAAGACCGAATCTCAAATCTTTAATGTCACTGTTATATATTTCCACCTTTAATTCTAAAGCGCTTTTAACCAAGTATTCATTTGCACCGCATATCTTAGATATATTAGTATACAAAACATCTGCAGCATCTTTATACTTAATTGTCATTTTATTGCCCGTGATAAGTCTGTCTATATCTCTCCATGTTTTACACTTTATTATGTTATGTCTTTCGCTGTACCTTGCACATAATATGTTTAACTTTGCCATCTTTTTTACAATTTCCATATTTGTCATAATCTCATTCTCCTTTATAATACATCATTTTTATTATTCCGTATTTTTTCTCTTACAACATATATACCCTTTTTCTTATAGTCGTTATCGCCTATCCACATTTATATAATAGTCGTTATCGCCTATTGTGTCAATAGTTTTTATAAATAATTTTGGACAATAAAAAAAGGGACATATCGCTTTTGCAATATGCCCCTTTTCATCCTTGATTATAAAATTAATTAGGGAGTTTAAGTTCCATGCCAGCATATAGCGGTGTACTAATATCCATATCGTTAAACTCTGCTAATTCAAGATATCTTGTACCATCTCCTAATGCTCTTTCTGCAACCTGCCAGAAACCCTCTCCTAGTTCTACTATTGCCGTTCTTTCTTCTGTCTCCTGTGGTGCTTCCTCTGCCGGCTCATCCTCGCTTTCCTCTTTAGGATAATACTTAGCTTCCATGGCGGCCTGATAATCTGCATAGTTGTAACCTGCAGCTTCGAGCTTCTGTCTGCGTTCTTCTCCATCACCGTACTCACCACGGTAAATTGCATCAATAACACTCTCATTAAGTTTTTCTGAAGGCTGTTCTATCTCTTCTGTATCATCTGTTTCATTAACAACAGACCATACATAATCATTAAATGCTCTAAGGTCAAAGTCGTTAATAATAGCAAGTGTTGTCTCATAGTAATCTGGAGCAGTTGCATAGTTATATCCAACCCAGTTGCCTTCTGCATCTCTGTCTGTATTGTTCACAGCATTTGTAAGACCATAAAGCTCTCCTTCGACTGTATTTGCTGCTGTTGCATCATCATAATTATTCCACTGCATCAGATCAAGATATCCATATACAGCACCCATTACATCAGGATACTTTTCAAAGGAATCTTTAATGTTTACATATTCTCCATCTATGTACTCTGTTGTATCATATTCTGCATCGCTTCCCTTAATTCCAAAAAGTGAAGCAGCCCCTAAATTCCAACCAGATTCTTTAGCAGCCTGTGCAAGAATTACAGCTGGGCTTATTGTTTTCTTTTCTTCTCTTCTGTATTTAATCCATGCATTGCACACCACTGGTGCAAGAGTGTTAATAAAGTTGTTTACATGCTCATACTTTGTGCTAATCACTGGAAATGTTCTCATATTACTTATCCTCTCTTTCTTCTATATCTGCTTTCTTTTCTACCTGTGACTTAAGATTCTTCACTATTGGCTGCAAAAATGGTGGAAGTGTTACTCCAATGTCATTGATATTTTCTAATATGCTTATGATTTCGTTGCATATAAGCCAGATTGCTACGACACATGCTACAAGAAATGTAAAAGGTAATGTTATTCCTACAACTCCTGCAGAATAAGAAAGGAGCTGGTCTATTATCACACCAACTCCTACCAAAAGCCACATACATATTTTCTTTGCAATTCCTTTTATTCCTTTGTAGCTGTCAATTTCCTGCTTCCTGAATTTTGACGCTGCAACACCTGTGAAATAATCTATTAGATTACATGTTACCAGTAATAACACTGGAACTGCTAAGATTCCCAGAGCACTTAATATAATGCTCCACACCGCTGTTACAATCACTTTTAATTTTTCCATATTTATCCTTTCCGTTGCACCAGTGCAACTTTAACTTTTTATTCCTGTCTTTCAGTTATTGCTTTATATACTTCTGCTTCAAATGTTGCAACATCTGCATCGCACGCTTTCTTATTTGCGATATAGCCTTTAACATTAACAACTGTCTTACTTACCGTTGGCTGTCCCTGCTGTGGTATGTTTGCATACATATTAACAACATTTGTCTCGCTTTCATCTACCTTTGCTGTTATAGATGCATTTAATGTTACATTTTTCTGTATTTCCATAATTTACCTCTTTCTACCGCTGTGCGGATTTATTATTGCCCTGTACCCCATCCAACATCATTATTAAATAGTGCCTGTACAGAGTACGTTATTGTCTTTTTTCCATTCTTTGTGCTTCCACCTATTCCCGATAGCGTATGTGCTTCGTTGTCACTAAAATACCATACATATGTCGCCCCTGCTGATAATTCTATTGCATTTGTCGTCTCTAATCTATGTTGATTTTCTGTTACGCAATATCCGTCCAAATACAATCCACATTTTATTGTGCCATAATCACTTGTATCATCTGTCCATATGCTTACATTTGCGATTATTAAACATGGCCCATGGAATGTTCTTATAAATAACGTTGTATTTAAGTTGTTTTCATATGTTGCCCACCTGTAATTCGGCTGATACGTTGTGTAAGGCGTTGAAAAGCTTCTGCAATACAAATCTCCTTCGCTTGTTACATAGAATGTCGCTATTCCATTTTTTTGAACTGAATATACCCATGCATCTTCTCTTGTGTTTCCTACAACATAGTCTGGATTTTGTAGATAAGCTGTATACACTTTGTCTGCTGTCTCACAATATATTGCTTTACTATCTACATTCCATTCGCCAAGCTTTGCATTGACAGTTTGAAGATATCCGGTGTTAGAAATTTTTGTACCCGAACTATCCAGAGAAAAAGTATTACCTCTGATATTAACACTCTTGTTGCCACTAATATTAATAGAACCGCCAGCAGTTAAGTTAATATCGTCTGCAATTGCTTCAATGCAGCTCTTTAATGCTCCTGTATCTGTTTTTGCTATATATGCACTCAGGCTTGCCGTTGTTGCATAATTGTTAAATTTAGCATTAACATCTTCTGGTGCCGGTGAATAGTCTGTAGCTTTTGTACCTTTCTCTATTTTTAGCTTATCTGTATCTACATGTGCATAACTAAATCTCATGTACGCCGCGCCTGTTGGAATCGGTAATGAATATCTTGCAGAAGTATTATTGCCAGCAACACCACTGATAAATTTCTTATTGCTATCGTAGAAGCATGTGGCTGGGGCATTTCCTAGATTAGTCCATCCACTTGCTATATAATGTGTCCACTGTGATACATCAATGTAGTCCGTTAAATCCCAGTAATTCCCACCAGCTGTTATTGTGCCAGTGGCTGTTATATACTTATTAGTGGTTGCAGTACTCTTTATGAACCTATTAACTCCACCGATTTGAAGATTATTTATATCGTTTTTAGTTGCATAGGTTGCTGATACTTCCAGCTTAATACTGTTACTTTCAGCACTAACAGCTTGCGTAATCGCGTTATTCATCTGTACAGTTGTAGAGTAATGGTCTGTTATATTGTCCTCTATGGTTTGACACCAATCCTGGGCCGCACTGGCTTTATCATCAACATTATTTATGTTGTCTCCAAGCCAGTCTATTTCTTTTGCGTATTCTGTTTTAGTTACATAGGTTGCTGAAATAGACTGCTTTATGCCACTTAAATCTGCCGTTAATGTTGTTACTCTATTATTAATTTCAGTAACTGTACTATTATCCGCTTTTTTGCTTATTGCTGTCGTGTTACTGTTAACCGTGGCTTTAAGACTTGCAAGCGATTGATTCAGCGTTGTGTACTGATTGCTTACCGTTGTTATTTTACCTTCTACAGAAGAGATATTCGCGTCAATATCCTCTGGTGCTGGTGTCCAGTCTGTAGCTTTGTTGCCCGATTCTATTTTAATATCCCAGAAGCTTGTAACTTTGCTATAACCGTTGATTCTTATTTCACAATTCTGAGTTGCTGATGTATGAACAAATGTCCATGTATATCGTCCCGATGTTTTACCATCTCCACAAAATACTCTGTGAAATCCATCTCCTAAACCATGAAGCCATATCGTTGCTTTGCCAGTTTGACCACCATGCCCTGTAGCCCATACGGAATCGCTAACCGCTTGCAAAGTATATGTTTTACCATTTTCAAGATATACTTTTCCACCAATATATGCATATGCATCTGCTGCATTTGTACTTTTTGCTGGATTAGCTTTAGTCCAACCTGCGGAACCAGTTAACAGGTTTCTTCCACCAATCTGCAGATTAGTTACAGCTGTCGTTATATCCTGTTGCCACACTTTAGAACTTATCTGCCCCTGTACAGTAGATAACTGTGTTCCCTGTGAAGATACTGTATTAGTTACCGTCTGCAATGAGGAATAAAGATTGTTCAGGTCTGTCGCAAGCTGTGGGGCGGATGCTGTAACGCTGCCATCTGTCCACTGTATATAGTCTCTCATCCAGTAATATCTTCCTGCAACCCATGAAGGTCTTGTATTACTCCACGAACCACCACTTTGAGTTGTGTTTGAAGTAGACAGATAATATTGCGGAGTAATTGCAGAAACTCCTTTTCCTGTTGCTCCAGTTGCGCCTTTTAAATCTTCCTTAGCCGGACACCAATCCGTTGATTTATTTCCTTTTTCAAGTTTTAAGCCAACAATCTGATATCGTATATTAGTCTGATTTGATTTATTAAGCTGAATATATGTGTATGTCGCTTTAGTATTATCGTCGGCTGGCATATCATTAGCTGTCTGAAATCTAAGTTCAAAAAAATGTGATTTCCCATCGTTTAAAATTTGAACTGCATCCGTTGTAATAATATCTAATGGATTTGCATAACTTTTGCCATCTATTGAAAAAGAAATGAAAGTATGCTTTTTCCCATTGTATATAAAAAAGTTACTGCATGTTTTACTGAGAATTGTGACATACCCACTCATAACATATTGAGTAGATGACTCATAACAATTAACAGAATCGATTTTAATGCCAGCATTTACATTAGTTCCTTCGCATATTACTTTGCCATTCTTTATATACTCACTTTTATCAATTTCTGACGCAAATGCTTCAATATAATCATATTTAATCAAATTCCAACTGAAGTTCTTTCCATCAGCGCCTTTAAATTCTCCGGCATTTGCGCGATTTAAAACACTTTGTGCTTTTGTATCTGCTGAATTTGCTGTAGAAAGAGCCGTACCTGCATTTTGTTCTGCCTTGTTTGCAACTGTAACTGCTGTGTCTGTTTTAGTAGTTATTGCCTTAAAAGAAACATCAAGCGTCTGTTTATCACTATCAACATATATCTTGCTGGATTTAAGCGTGTGACTTCCGTCGTTATTAATAACATCAAAAAGGCTTGCTATATCCAGTTTCCCAGCAGATATATTTGCATCTTCTTTTACCATGTCGTTGCGGATTATCTCTCTCTTAACACCTTTTTCAGTAAGTCCAAGTGCATCAAACATCAGATTACCTGCTTTATCCCAAACATACATGTTATAATCAGCATTTGCATCTTTTCCAATCTGAACTCGTGTGCGTGTTCCATCGCTGATTACAATTGTGTTGTCTTTCCAACGTGACAATCCGCTTTCACTGTGTATATTCACGCTTGTAGTGTTTACATCAAGTGATGTTATCTTTTTTGCATCAATGCTTTCTATCATTGCGCTTTTTATCTGTGCATCACCTATAAGGCTTATAACTGAATTGGAAAACTCTGTCGTAAGACTTCCACCACTTGCAGAACCAAACATAAGAGTATTTACTTTCTCTACCCCAACAGTCAGGTCATTAACCTTTCCTGTTATTGCAGTAAAATCATTCGCCTTAAACTGTTCAAATTCTCCGGAAACACCTTTAAGGCTTTCTATCGTTGCGTATTTAATCTCCGCAATATTAGATTTCAAATAATTATTCCGGATATTCTCTAGTTCATTATTTATAGCTACTATCGTTTCTGCCTGTACAGTATTAGCCTTAACCCATTCTGCATCTACCTTTTTAGCAACCAGTTCCTTAGTAAGCATCATTTCCGCATATGTTCGTTCTGCAAGCTTAGTAGATGGTCCTTTATAATCTGTCTCTGTTTCAGTTTCTGTTTTGCCATAAGCTGTAATAGTCATAGCAAGACCGCCATCATATTCCTGTGTTATATTCATAACCGGAATCTTATAAGTCTCCCCTGTTTCTTCAACAGTTACAATATCCCATGGATCCAGTCGAATATCTCCTAGCGTCTTTAAGCTTGCGCCTCTATACGCAAATCCTCTTACTTTCTTGTATACAGAGTTAAGCTTTTCTTCTGTTGTAAGTGGATTATCAAATGTTATTCCCAAAGTTCCACTTCCTACTGTAAAAGAAGTATTACTGTCAACATTACATGTAAGATAATCTAAATGGTAATCACTCTCATTCTTTTCAAATGTCATTATTCGTGATTCATTTATCGTATAGCCATTATCCTCATACCACTTAATAACAATTGTTCCAGTTCTGTCTACGCAAGCAAAACCTCCAGCTAAAGAAGCGATATATCCGATAACCTCACGATAGGTATATCCTACCGGTGCAGTATCAATAGTTATTCCATTCAAGCCAGATACATTACAGGGAACGCCACATCCAGTACTTATCTCTTTTAAAACAGATTCTGCACTTGCAGGATATGTCAATTCAGATACATATACACCTGTGGTCTTCATCATTCTGTCGTAAGCCGTAAATGTTGTGGTTGCCTGGTCAAGCGTTGGATGTTCTGCAGTAAAAAAGCCAAGTGGAATATACTCATACTTTCCGCTTGGCAGTTTCAATCCTATCTCTATAGGTATCTCTGTGTTTTCAAACAACTCATTTATTCTTTTTACTGTCAGTTCTATCTTAGCTGCAACAGCCGAACCTATCTGTATACCCTCATCAGATGTGGAAGCGGTCTCATAGCTCATCTTTTTAAAGCCAGCGTCAATCCACTTACCATTTATCTTTAATCGTAAGTTAAATGTTCGCGATGGTGATCTAATCGTTGTCGCAAATTGCTCTGATACATTATTATACATAGGCTTAATCCTCGATCATAAATTCAATGGCTGCAATATCCTCTAATGTTGTTCCATCGTATCTGCTGTCAGAATCACATACAGATATGTCTTCCATCTTAATCATATGTACATCAACATCCGTTTCCATGTTGTACATCTCATCAATTTCTTTTACAACTTCCTGCTCTTTACCTTCTGGGAACTGGTAAGAATCTCCATTCATGACAGCATTCCCATTTTCATCTTTAAGCACATTATTCTGTATTACTTCTGTTCGCTGTGCTACAAAAATATCTACTTCTCCTAACAATGTCTTAAGATTCTTTGCGATCGCATAGTTTACCTTTACAGGCCAATGCTTTCTTAATCCCTGCAAATTCTTAAGCATTGTTGCACTATTATCAATCTGTTTAATAGTCATTGTCTTTTTCATGTTCTGCTCCTTACTGCTGTATTATAGATACACTGGCACTTCTGTAATAATAGTTACCGTCCCCTATATCACCCAGCACCTCTTTACTTAATGTACCTCTATAGCTTGTTATTGTTATATCCTGTCCATCATCATGGAATGTTATCGGGAAGAATCCGGCGATGAGTTTGTTCTTAATAAGTGCCATCTCATCTTCCTTCAATATTCCCCAATTAATAGATAAGGTCTTCTTTTCAGCGACAACATCACCCAACATTGTTCCGTCAAGTGCTCGTCCTGTAGAAGAAGACCATATAATCTCATCATCCACTTTGATGGACACAGGAGCCGGAAGCCCCTGATTGTCACATCTTAGTATCAATTCATCACATCCTTAATGTATAATCTCACATTTTCCTGTCTGCTTTGTATGCTCGTTAATCTTATCAACCACATATTTTTTTAGGCTCTTTCCATCTAGCTGTATATCAAGGTCCAGTGTTTCAAGTATCTTAAGTATCTGCTTAAGAATACTTATAGCCTCTGCCAATAACTCTGCACTAGATGCCATAGCTGCTGCCTTCTGTGCCATATCAAGTAATTTATCCTCAGGTGCAACAACTTCACCCTGATGTCTGTTATCGCCAATCATGGCAAGCTGTGGAGTGTTTGGCTTAACGTATCCGCCTTGTGCAAGGTATGGAATACTGCCAAATCCAACCTGTGGTAAATCAAACCCGAAATGGTCACCACCTATACCAGGTACCCAGTTTGGAACTTTAAAGCTTAGTTTATTTATACCTTTTACAACAGCATTAATTCCCCTCTGCATTCCTGATAGTAATCCATTAATTAAGCCAATCACCATATTAATAGGACCTTTTGCAATATCAGCAATTCCGCTAAATATGCCATCAAAAGCCGTAACTATACCATTCCAGGCACCTTCCCAATCGCCAGAAAAAACACCCTTAATAAACTGTATAACTCCTTTAAACACAGTAATTGTATCGTTCATTAAATCAGCTATGGTTCCAACGACAACTCCAACCTTATTCCCTATAGAATCAAATATAGCTATAAATATTGGTCCTAATAATTCAGATAAGAATCCCACTACAGGCGCAATAAAGTTGTTATATATTGTCGTAGCACATGTAACCACTTCGCCGACAAAGTCAAGGAAATTAGCAAGTAATGGCTGTAAATGTTCACTCCATACTCTATCAATTACATCTAAAGCATTCTCCCAGACTGGCTGAAGCATATTATTCCAAATGTCTAAGAATACATCTCCGGTAGTCTTAACAGCCGTTTTTATTCCAGTAAATATCGGCTCTCCCCATTCGTTCCATGCCCCTGCCATTGTATTAACCAAGCCAATCCATACATTTGATATAGATTCAATGGCTGGACTTACACCTTCGCTCCATAAAGAATTCCAAGATGCTTTAAATGTATCAAATATTGTTCCATTTAAAGATAACGTCTGGGATGCAAAATCCGTCAGCATTGGTAATCCAACAGAAACAAAATTTGCAAGTATAGGATATGCTGCTTTATTCCATACATCCGAAAAGACTGTATTAAAGCTATCAAATAATCCATTTAATATACTGCCATTAGTATCGACCCATGTTACAAGATAATTTGTAAATGGACCATTAAAATAATTTAACAACGGCGGTCCTAATGCTCTTATATCATTAAACGCACTTGCTAAGTTTTTCTTGGCTGTATCTGTATTTTTTGTAAGTCCATCCCATATTCTTGACATAGATGGAGAAAATGTCGATACACTCCATTTGCGGAGTTTATCTAATTCTTTCTTTGCCTTATTTACAAAATCACTAATTGCAGATGTTGCATTAGATGTACTTCCACTCACATCTGGTACAAGGTCAACACTTCCGATTCCTGAAGATGTTCCACCTGTACTACCGCTTGAATCAGAACTATCATCTGTTGGCTCTGTCAGCTTATTTATCTGGTCAAAGCCTGCAAGCGACTTTTCTATATCTTTAGCAGTCTTCTTGGCTGCACTTCCTATATCACCTACATTATCCGCTGCGCTGGATGCATCATCTCCTATACCAGCTATATCCGAACTTATCGAGCCCATAGAGGTTGATACATCTGCTCCTGTGAGCATTTGCACAAAGCTGGCAAAGCCATCTGCAACCTTCTGTAATCCTGCCAGCAAGTTGTTAAAGCCACGCAGAATAGGTGTAAACAATGCTATGAAGCCTTTACCAAGACTAGCCTTTAACTGCTGAAACCTTAATGTAAGTATTCTTGTCTGATTCGCCCAGGAATCCTGTGTCTTAACAAAATCACCAGTGGCATTGGACAGTGCACTAGTAACATATTGATAACGAAGCATTACTTTTTCCTGCTCTGTCATCTTAGCCGTAGTCTTACCAAAACCATTATTAAGTGCATACTGGTCTAAGTTCGTCTGAGTCATTACTACGCCCAGGTCCTTAAGTGTCTCAGTCTCGCCAGTCCAGATGGATTTCAGCTTTGTATATGCTTCATCTGTGCTCGAATTGTAAAATGATGCAACATCACCTGTTAATCCGGTAACATCTTCTGCCATATCAAGTGCAGCCTGTCCTGTAATACCCATTGCATTACTCATCTGGCCAAATACACCCATGTACTTCTTAGCAGATAATTCAGATAGTCCAAAGTTAGTCATGGCGTTAGAAGCCCACTGATCTGCCTGTCCACTCAAGTCCTTAAATGCCGTATCTACAACATTCTGTACTTCTGTAACATTAGAACCAACTTCTATGCAGTCTTTCGTAAACTTAGTAAAAGCTGCTATACTTAATCCAGCAGCTATTTTCTTTCCCATACCAGAAAAGATGGATGTTGCCTGCTTTGCTGCCTTATTGGAAGCACCTGTAAGCTGATTAACTATCTGTGAACTGTCTATGCCAAGTTCCAGAGCTATCTGTCCTACTACATCCGACATACTCCCTCCTTTCCGGCATTTAAAAAGACCACTTTCTACTTAGAGAAAGCGGTCTTAGCCCAATTTTGGAAGTCACTCCAATACTTATTGTAATTTGCATGATCTTCCATTAATTTTCTATTTCTTCTTAATATCCAGTCATTACGGATTTTCTTCTGTTCCTTAGTGAACTCCTTTATAACCTTAGGATCCTTTTCTGCTCTGATTCCCACAATTCTTCCAAGGGGTGTTTCAGGCATTATTCCACTAAGCAACGAACAGAACTCTGACCATGACATATCGTCTTCGGTACGCAACCGTATGCCATATTGGGACAGGAAGCTGGCTTCTATCAGCTCCCAATCATCCCATATATCATAATATGTCTCATGCTGAGGGTGTCTGCTCCTCGCCGTATGTTCCCATAGCAACCTGCATGATTGTATTATACATTTCCTTATATTCAGGAATAGGAAGGTCTAATGCCTCAATCTTATCTGAAGCATCCTTTCCAACAAGCATTTCAAGGCCTTTAATCATAAATGCCATATCATCCTTGTTTTCCTTGCTCTCTGCTTCCTGTGCCATAGCCTGTATGTTGAGAATTGTGCTCTTTCTGTTATTAACAGTAACAACCAAATCCTCTGTAATACGAATCATAGGTAACTGGTTCGTAATCTTCATAGATATATCTATTACTTTAAAATCTGTCTTTGCCATTATTCAAATCCTCTCTTTCTTTAAGCTGCTACATATGCTATATATGTTGGCTTTCCATCCGAATTTGCATCCCATTCAAGCGCATCAATACTTGTAGCATCTCCACCAAGAGATTTTACATCGATTACTGCAGGTACAAGAAGCTGATCAAGATTAGGGAATATAATAGACACCCATGTATTGCAATCCTGACCTGTCTTCATAAATCGACTTGCTACATAATCATTTCCTTCATCTCCATAGTTACGCTTACCGCCGAAAGACATACCAAGTGACTTACCTGTCATGAGCCTTCTTACCCAGCCAGCCTGATCCATTGGATTCCATTCCTCAATGGTTCCATCTACAGATATACTTAAGCTCTCTGCATCTTTTACAATCTTAGTTTCTACTGTTTCCGGTGTATCTGTGTTTTTTCTTCCAGTTATACATACTCCAAACTGAATTTTATGTACCGGATTAACCCCTGTTAATGGTGTAGCTTCCGCGTTATACCCAGCTATCTTTGTATTCTGTGACATACTTCTACCTACCTTTCATAACAAAATTTAAGTTCTATGACCATTTCAAATATTCCTTTATCATCTGTATCAACCTCAATCGGTGCTGATACTAACATTTCTGTAAAAAGAATATTTGTGTCATTAATGTTTACATGTTTCATATCTCTGAGCTTGTCGTAAAGCTCCTGTGAGACTTTTTCAGTCTCCCTGACACTTTTATTCCAATGAATCAGTATACTTATGGATTTGACAGCATAAGAGCTGTTCTGTATACCTCCAACAGCCATCTGAACATTATCTCCCCTGTTAAGATGGTATACACCTATGCTCTTATCTTTCTTATCATCAAGCTTTCCACAATATACATGGTCATCAGCCGCTATCCCAAGACCTGCTATAAGGTCTCTCACATCACCTATTCCTAACATCCTAACATCATAACCCCGCATTCTTTTTATAAAACTTTCCAAATGCTTTAGGTGCAAAATCCTGCTTTTTACCACCTTTCATATAGTCATCAAGCCATCTGCCTTTAGCATTTGCATTTCCTTCATGTTTCTTGCCGCTTTCATCTGTCCACTGCGTCTGATGGAAGTTGTATTCCGGATGATAATATAATCTTCTTGCCTGCGGTGCTGATGTTGATATGATAACTTTACCATTTACAGCTTTTGAAATACCATTAGTTACTGTCTGTCCATTTTCGTAAGTGGCAGTTTCACTCTTTCCTGCGCTAATATGAGTACTTTCTCCCTGCAATTTACCTGTATCTCTTGGTATCACCTGACTTTGCACAACATCCGTGTGTATAGCTTCCGCTGTCATTTCTAATGAAGTCGCCGCTGCTGCCGTAAGCTTCCTTACCATAGGCATATTAAGCTTCACTGTTGACTTAACATTCTTTGCCATTACATCACATCCAATCTTACATAATTAACCGTACCATCCGGATTACGGCACTTCGTACCCTTGTATATATGCCTTGTTACACCGAACACCGTTATATCACCTTTAGTAATAACAGGAAGCTCCGGTGCAATATCTCCTGGTATCAAAGCACATCCTTCAAGCTTTATAAGCACCTTTTCTACTGTTAATTCTGTCTTACCGCTGTCCTGATAGTTACATAAGCCATCCCAAATAATAGGTTCAAGAGGTTCTCCATAGACATTCCTGCCTTCCTGCTCTATCTCAAGGTGTATTTCTGTCTTACACATGCTCTTTAATATTAAACATGGGTACTTCATACTCACACCCCCAGACTTAAGCAGCACAAGCCAGTCTGACAGAGTATCTGGTATGTATCACGCTTTATAGCAATTCCATTCTGTACAAGGACATTCCAACTGCTGCCAAACTGCATAGATACTCCATTTAAAGAATAGTTCTGTAAGACACAATTAATCATGTCCTCATTCTCATATTCAAAATCAGCCATCTCACAACACACATCTATCAGTATGCCTTGCTGGAACTCTGTCAAATTATTAAATCCTCTTGATGTTATACGATTAAAAGTAAGCGAGTCGATATGCCGGCTCGCCTGTTTTAATCTTCGTTCTATCTGCTCATCTGGGATAAGTCTATGTTCACTAAGGTACTGCTCTTTACTTGCATATACCATAGGCTTACTCTGCAATCTCTTCTGCAGGATCTACATCAACGAATACAGAATCAACCTTACCATCCTTGCCATTAGGGAATACAAATGTATCACTTAACTGGCGATTCTGATAAAGATATCCGTCTCCTTCTGTATGTGCTCCTGGTGCGAAGAAATAAATAGATGAAATCTTAGGTACTGTCTTACATGTCTGTCCACATGCGACAAGTACATTAATCTTGCGTGAGCCCTGAACAGTTTTTTCATAATATGTGCCTATATTAGTCTTTGTAGGCTTTGCCACAACTGTATAAGTGCTGTCGCTCTTAGTGTAGTATGTCTTTCCTTCTGCCACATCTGTATCTGTTGTTATGGCATACTTTGACTTAAGCGGAGCAAAGCCGCCCTCTGCAACATCCCAATCGAATCTGTCATAGAATCTTTCATCATCCACAACTTCCATAAGTGTCACACCATCAATATCAGTTACACGTGTTTCAATGCCAAGACCACCTTCTGCAATCTGAGTCATTTCAATCTTGCGTGTAAATTCCTTTGACATTTCCAGCTTATCCATAATGTCTGAAGAAACATACATGATAAGGCTTCCATTTGCCTTATATCTTCTAAGCTTTCCTGCTGCCAGAATAGCTTTAAGCTTAGCAAATACATTCTCTGTTGTGTATTCTGTAGCTGAAGTTTCAGAATGGTATAATTCTGTATTCTGTGCAGCCTGTGCAACCTTACTGAAGAATAATGCATCTGTCTCTGGTACAGCCTGTGTCTGCTCAAAGATGCGTGAAATATTCTGCATAGATGCTGTCTGATTGGTCTCATCTACATCTGCCTTGTCAACCATGAACTGTACATCCCTGTCATGTGTTACTGTGTAAGGAACATCTTTCTGGTTATATTCTCCTGTGTTCCATCCGCCTGATCTCTTGTGATTCTTATAACCACTTACACTCATCTGAGTAAAGTGAAATGTCTTTGCATCTAACCATCTGACATTACTTGTAATAAATGGTGATGTAAGTGTGCCCTGCATAAGAATTGCTAATAATTCCGGACTCCACTGTTCTGCGTAATTCAAATTTGGCATATTGTTTTACCCTTTTAACCTTTCTTAATTAAATCTGTTCCATCTCTTTGTTGGAACATTTACATTGTTACCTGTAGAGGACTGCTGTCCGTTATTCTGCTGTCCTGCACCAATCTGAAAGCCTGCATTGCTTTCCTGTACCGGCTTAAGTGCAGGTACATCTTTGATAACCTGATCAAGTGCAGCCTTGATATTGTCCTCTGATATCTTTCCATCTGCATCCTTTGCCTTGCTGAAATCAGCCATCTTAAGTACATATGGAAGTGTCTTGGCGTTAATACCAAGTGTCATTGCTACCTTTGTAGCAGCAAGCTCAATCTGAGCCTGTTCAGCAACCTTCTGTGCTGCTGCCACTTCATTCTGAAGATTAGCATTAGCGTTCTGCTGCTGTTGTGTCTGCTGCTGCTTATTCTGCTTAAATGTTGCAATAGCCTGACTTATCTCATCTTCTGATAATCCCTGCTGCTGAAAATAGCTTTTAAGCACAGCATTCTCTTTCTTGGCAGTCGCATTATCCAGCATTGCCTGTATCTTGTCATAATCAACACCAGCCGCCTGCTGATTATTCTGATTACCCTGCTGTCCTGCCTGTCCACTATCTCCTCCAGCGTTCTGGCCGCCGTTACCATCTCCACCTTCTGCGAAGAGCTGTAAATTCATAGGTAATGTCTTTCTCATCACTCTATCTCCTTTCTTCCGTTTACCGCCCGTCGGCATTTCCCTAAAGTTTATTGCCATTAAGTTTTGGGCATAAAAAAATAGGCACGCACAGCTTATTTGCCATGCGTGCTTAATAACTAATATTAAATTGTGTTGCACTGGTGCAACTTTGGACTATTCTACTATAATCCAGTCTTCAGCGAGACAATCGTTAATACTTGGAACCCACATTGAATGTGAACCATCCACATTTTTTATCTGAAAATATGGGTTACATATAAACAAATCACCTTCGTTTAACCCCCATGCTTCCGCTGTTTGCTTATTGCAGGGGATTCCATTCGGATATGCTTTCTGATATACAACAAACATTCCTTTTCCGTTCCAACCTCTTCTTGCTACCTTATTACCTTTTTTCATGGCTTCAATAGCAATTCCAAATGTCATATTGTCGCATTTTCTATACGCTTCATCAAATTGTTTCTTAGGACACCAGCTTTCATATCCATCAGTATATCTTATATGATAGCCTTCATCTTCTGGATTCTCGTCACTTGGTATCTCCCATCCTCTGTATTCATTGTATTCACCCCTGCTCATTGGCTCTGCTGCCACCACTTTTACTCCAATATAATCTTTCATTTTTAAATCCTCTCTTTCTTAAAATTGGGTATAAAAATACCACCAATCTCTCGATTGGTGGCTGTTAATCCCATATTATTTCTGGTCTTGGCATTTTCTTTGGCACTACTGTTCCATATTTCTCAATTGTATAATCAAAATCATCTTCTATGCATTTCAACAATAATTCAGCATATTCTTCTTGGTCAAAATATAAATCAGGAGGGAACTCTGGAGAATATTTAAAATGATTCACGAATTTTATTCTTGCATCTTTTAGTTTCTTTATCACCTTGCTGCCTCCTTCAATTTCTTTTCAAATTTTATTTTTCTTCAAAATTACACTCTCAACAAATTAAATACTATTAAATCTCCCTATGTTCTTATCTCCACCAAATTCTTCCATCAACATTTCCTGATGTTTCTTGTGTGATAATTCAGAATAATACTTACGCTGCTCCTGCGTAGTTGCTTCTCTTCCCTTTTGCAGCAACTCTTTATATTCTATAATCATGCTAAGCATAGGTTCTTCTAATCTCAATGCCAATCTACGATTAGACTGATTTAATTCCTCAATATTTTCTAAAATCTTCCTTTGCTCATCATTACTGATTATTTTATCAAACCGTGACTTTAGGCTCTTAATTTCATCATTGTTTTGTTCTATTAAATGATTCGTATATTGTATTATACTTTCTCTTTCACTTTGATTACGCATACAACATTCTCCTTTAATACCCCACTAGAATCTTCTAAATCCTCTGGAAAATATAGATACTCCCTATGTTTTGATAAATAATCATATTTACTTTCCTTTATCACTTCAACCACTTCATACTTTGAACTACTTAAAACCTCTGATTCATCAGTCCCAAATAAAGATAAATGCTGCACACCAACAGCCGTTTCATTTTTCTCGCATTCAAGTATAACAGAACTTCTCTCGTAATCGCTTATTCCGCCATATCCAATGGCAGTACCTTTGTTACTCGTCCAGCTCTCTATTATACCTCTTCTTGGTAGTTCATCACCTTTTTTCAAATCGCTAAACATTCTAACATCTGAGTTGTTCAATATCATTCCTCTGCTTATACTGCCTTCGTATGTTGGCATTCTGTCAATTCCATCTCTAATTGTTTTAGCTGTTTCAGTTTCTCCATTCAGAATTGATGTATAATCACCTCCAAAATACTCTTTAAGTGCCTCTTGAAGTTCTTTTGCTTTTTCATCCGAATACCCTGTATCTGTCTTAATCTGTTCAAGTGCTTTCTTATTAAACTTATCAAGTTCATTATCTGGAACTTTACCACTATATCCAGTATTTAACTGTTTTCTCTTTTCTTTCTGAAGTAACAGCTTATTCTTTTGTTTTTCAAATTTCTTTATTCGAATGTCTAAATCTTTTAGTTTATCAACCAAATCATCCTCAGAAACATCTCCAAAGCCATCCTCGATAGAATCAAATTCTTTGAACCAGTCATCATAAGAATATCCTTCTGTCATGTCGCTAAATTCTTTCTTAAGAGACTCTATTTTTGTATTCGTGTTAGTGATACTATCTTTTAATTTTATTTTATCATTCTTCTGTCCATTTGCAACAACATTCTCCCATTGTTCCTTCCTTGCCGCATACACTTTCTTGTTATCCGGGTCTAGGGAATACTTAGACAGCCTGTCAAACTGCTCCACCATTCTGCCTGCATGCTGCTGTTTCTGGTCCTGCCTGTAATCTTCCTTAACCTGCTCAAGTTCTTTCTTTGAAAACTTGCTATCAGGCTCATCATCAAGTTCAGGGAAGTATGTTGTATGTACATCTTTGCAGTTAGGATGGTAAAGCCCTGCTGCCATAGCAGAAGACATAAGCGGATAAGGACCATCTGACGCCTTACCGCCGCTCCACACATCATCTATAAGAATCTTTCCGACAAACGGAAGGCACTTAGGACAGGCATTAGCACGCTTGTTCATAATCACTGTACTAATTCCCCAGGACTGTCTCATCTCTCCCTCTCCGGTTAGATATGCACGCTTACACGCTGTCTGAATTGCCATCTTAGCATATGATTTCATTGAATGTCTTGCACCATTTGAATATTCTATGCAGTTAATGCCTGCCTTAAGAAAATCCTTTGTGGCCATATCTACAGCCTTCTCATATGTTCCTGCGCCTGTAGCTGCATAAACTTCCGCATTGAATATTATCTGCCGGTATTTATCCTCTGACATTCTAAGCATAGCTTTCTCTGCCGTGCCAAAATCATTCTTTGTCGCTTTTATCAGAGCTTCCAGCTTTCTAGTATTAAGCCTGAAAAAAGCACCTTCAGCGCCCTGTGACACCTTAGATGCTTTTAAGCCTTTCTTCAAGACCCTTAATATCTTCTGTTCCTGTTCTGTTCCACCTTCCTGCCTGGCTGCAAATATCATTGCATCTATAGAATCATTAATATCACTGAACTTTGTTGAAAACATTTTCTTGTTCTGTGCTTTATATTTCTCAAGCGCCTTAAGCTGTTCTACCTGCCACTGCGTCCAATTATATCCTTCTTCTATTTCTTCTGCCCTATGTCCTTCAAGATTTCTCATCATTGAAGCTATCAGCTCATCTTCTATGGCACGGAAGGCTTCCTCTATGTCATATTCTGTATTAAGTGCCATAAGCTACCTCACTTGTTATCATAACCTGTGAAACTGTTATCAGCACCATTAACTGAGAAGCCATCTACCTGCATATTAAGGGCTGGCTCTTCCATATCGGATATTCCCTGTTCTGCCTTAAGCCTTGCAACTTCTTCCTGTTTCCATTCATCATCCTTTGTGTCTCCATACAACTCATCAACAGACGCTTCTACACTCATAATGCCTCCCTGCTTGGCTTTGCTCACTGTCTCAACCTGGCTCTCAAAGCTAGGATTCGCATATTCACCAAATGTCACATCAACATCAATGTCCTGTGTTGTTGAATTATTAAGTGTATCTATCGCCTGCAATGTCATTTTTACAAGCTTCGGAAGAACCTTCTGGAGCTGATTTACAATATTGTTTCTACTGTACAGCGTTGCTTTTTCCTTCTCCCTCTGTGCGTCTGCATTATCGAGCTTCTTTACATCTATGCCTAATGTAGAAGGGCTCATGATGCCCTGTAAGCAAAGGTCCAGTGCCGTGATATATGTAGCAAGATATCCTTCGTGCGGTATTTCGCTCTGTTCTCTCTCAATCTTATAATTGGCACCTTCTGCCATAGGGGCTGAATACTGTATATAAGCATTGTCGAATGAATTTGGCAACATAATCTTTCCATCACTAGGATTTCTAGGAAGTAAATTCTCCGGGATATATTCCTTTGTACGGTTATGTCTTAAAGCGTCCATCCACTGGCTCCATGCTTCATCCAGTGCGTCAAATTCATCTATCTTACTGTCATAGATACTTTTACCTCTACCTTTAAACTTCGCTGATTTATAGAACATGATCGGTATGGCCATCATAAAACTTTTATCTTCCCATGTTACAGGTCTTAAACCTGCAAGCTCCGGCACTGTGCTGATATCACATTCTTTGTTATCTCTTGTGAGCATATATGTAATATAACCTTTTCCATACGTCTCAAGCAGAATGTATTCTTGATTCTTAACTGTATATACTGTCTTAAACACAACCTCTTTAACTCTGCCGCGCTCTCTTATTATCTCTACCCTGTCGCCGGGATAAAACTCTATGATTGGATACTGGCTGAGGTTCGTGTCTATGGATAGCTTAAATGCTCCATCTCCAACAATAAGGGTATCTGAGATTGCCTGTTTTACAAGTTCTGTAAAATCATTCTCTTCTGCTATCTTATCCCAGTCTGACTGTCTGCTGCCAACATCTACTTCGTTCATATCAGCAACAACAATACTCGCAAGCATATCAACCAGCATTGCAGGTAATCCTACATGTATCTTTCTTATCGCTAATCCAGGAGAGCATTTTGCAGCCCAGAATCTTGTCTTATCTCCATCAATCTGATCATACAGCTGTGACAGTTCTTCACTTACACCTCTGTACCATATCTGATTCTTAATGGCATTACCTTCAAAGTCGAAGATTTCCTGTATATTAATTATTCCTCTCTGTGCCGGCTGCACACGCAACCATGTCCTTATTCCATCTCTTATCTTATCAGCCATGATATTAAATATGCTCACCTCTCTCACTCTCCTATCTATTCTCTACTCCAACTTTGTCCCTGTATGGTATCCAGCCATATTGCGTACTGTTTACCATGTGGTCATTTCCATCTTCCGGCTCACAGTCTTTATCTTCCAGCCAACTGTATACCTGCAGTTCCCCTGTGTAGTTCGTGCATGTATCTACAACATAATAACTTGGCTCTTTGCCCTTTTCGTCGTTAAAGGACATCCAGCCAAGCTGTAAGTTAATTCTATCGATTATGGTTACTTTCTTATACGC